AGATTCCTCCTACTGGCAAAGATCCACAAATCGATTCAGCAATTCCTGGGGTGGGATTCGGTTTTGAGGATGATGAAATTCAATATCTTGATTTATCAAAGATCTACCTTGGAGCACGCTTTGACAAGCAGATGGACATCATGCATGGTGTTATTATGAAAATGCACCGTAAATTACAGGAGTTCGGAGTAGCCCTATAAATAGGGGATGAGTATAACACCCTTAATTGCTGGCATTAATGCCAATCCAACTGATCAAAACTTGCTTCAATCAAGCACGTTTCAGATGACTTTTTCTAGGCTCCCTTACGTTCAATTTTTCCTCCAAGATGTCAACATTCCAGGCATTAGGGTAGCCGCAGCTAATCAAGATACACCATTCGTCAATGCACCACTTCCAGGCAACAAAACCGTCTACGAAGCTTTGACGATGACCTTTGCAGTCGATGAGGCCCTATGGTCATACACCAGTGTTCAAGATTGGTTAAAAGGTATTGGTATTCCGGAAAGTTTCCAAGAATATAAAAATCTTTCAATGCAACAACGTCTTCAGATTGCTTCTAAACAGCCACAATATTCTGACGGCACATTGACGATTTTGACAAACAAGAACAACCCAATTCTTTCTATTAGCTTTACACAAATGTTTCCAGAGAGTTTGAGCGGTATCCAACTAAGCACCAAGGTCGATGCATCTACTATTATTACAGCAACAGCATCTTTCAGATTTACAATGATGCAAATCAACAGACAGGTATAATATTAAAGTTATTTGTGTTATACTGTCTTGATGAAATGCACACCATTAGAAAAATTATTAGAAGAATGGCAAACCGATTCGGTCATTAATACTACCGACCCACAACTAGAAATCGTAAGAATTCCAGTTTTGCACTCCAAGTATGTGACACAAATAACGGCACATTCTGTCTCTCTTAAAATGAAGAAATTCGACTTTGATCAATTGAAAAAGTTGAAAGTTGAATACTATTCAGGGCGTTTGAACGGCACTGATGTTCTTAAAGAAAAAGGTTGGAAAGCTTTTCCAGCACTGGTAAACAAACCAGATCTCAGTGCCTATCTTGACGCCGATCAAGATTTGATTGATCTAAAGAAAAATATGATTGCTAACGAAGAAGCCATTTCATTTTGTACGGCTGTTTGTAAAGAGCTTAATTCAAGGACGTTCCAGCTACGTGAATACATGGCTTGGGAAAAATTTATAAGGGGACAATAATGTTCTTACTAGGATTCGGATGCGGAGTCATATTTACACTTCTTGTGTCATTCATAATTGCAAGATTTCTTACCAATAGTTTGGGCGGTGCTGCCGGTCTTAGTGATCCTCTTGATGACGAATTGGAAGTAAATGACGGACATTCAACTTCAAAAGATTAATGAAGTTTACACGAAAGTTACAGCAGATCCAGGCATCGAAAAAGAACTCAGTGAATTCTTCAAATTTCAAAAACCAAACTTTCAATTCACACCAGGTGGAAGAAAAGGCTGGGATGGATACGTCCGTCTATACAATCTTCGAACTCGATACCTCTATAGCGGATTGCTCAAATACCTGTTTGATTTTGCCAGGGAACGTAAGTATACAATTGGATTCAACCGGGAAATATTCCTATACAACGATTTTTCAAGATTAGAAGCCAGAGAGTTTCTTAAGAGTTTGAATATCCACAGTCGTGGTGAACCACTCGAAGCCAGGGAATATCAAGAAATCGGTTTAGCCAAAGCCATTCGTTACAAACGTTTAACCATGATCAGTCCGACTCGATCCGGTAAAAGCTACATGATTTATGGTTATGTTCGATATTTACTGGGCAGTAAATGTTCTAGAGGATTACTCGTGGTTCCTACCACAAGCCTCGTAGAGCAGATGTACACGGACTTTGAGGATTACTCTAGCGCCAACCAATGGCCGGTACAGGACCGCGTACAGAGGCTTTACGAAGGTTATAGCAATCAGGTGCTCCCAGGCACTCAACTTTTGATATCTACGTGGCAAAGCCTCTATAAGCTGCCTAATACGTTCTTTGAACAGTTTGACTACATTATAGGCGACGAAGCCCATACATTTTCAGCTTCCGAGATAGGTAAAGTTGCCGGAAGATGCGTCAATGCATCTTATCGATTGGCAACTACAGGTACGACCCATGAAGAGGATGTGAATAATCTTAAGGTTGAAGGTTATTTTGGTCCTATTTCAAAACTAACCACAACCAAGAAATTAATGGATGATGGACACATTGCTACTTTATCTATTAAAAGTCTTGTTCTTAAATACCCTATCGGTACCAAAGACAAAGTCAGACTATTGGTTTCCGGAATCAGCGCCGCTGCCGGTTATAAAGCAGAGATGGACTATATAATCAACTACCTTCCTAGGAATCGATTTATTCGAAATCTAGCTATTTCTCTCGAAGGTAATACATTGTTGATGTTTCATTATGAAAAACATGGTCGTATAATATACGATCTTATTAAGGATAAATTGAATGGAAGTGCAAGAAAAGTCTACTTTGTTAATGGTACTACGGAAACCGATGTCCGAGAAGAAATCCGTAAAATCGTTGACGGCGAACGAGATGCTATCATCGTTGGATCTTTTGTGTTCAGTACAGGAATTACTATCCGCAACTTACACAACATCATACTCGCCACACCTACAAAAGCTAAGATCAGAACATTACAAAGTATTGGACGCTCTCTCGGTCTTGGAGATGGGAAAACAACCGCCACGTTGTACGATATTGCAGACGACTTTCGCGAATCAACAGATGACGATTTCAACTACACACTCGATCACTACGTCAAACGAATGAAACTTTACACTGACGAGAAGTTTAATACTTCACATTACACGATAGAATTAAAGGACCCAAAATGACAGCAGCAATCTACATCCAAAATAAATCAACCCAAGGTGAAGTTCTTGAACTTTTGGCTTTGGACGGAATCCATATCATGGCAACTCTTATGCCTGGCCAATACGTCGAAGTAAAAGCCAAGGAAGGGACTGCAATTACACCGTTCATTACGAGACAGCAAGTCAAGAAGTAATTGACATTAAAGAAAGTGTTTGTTAAGATAAGTTTACATTAATATAAAACACATACAAAGCCCTACGGCAAACAAAACAAGTACAACTTAACATAAAGTGGTAGCCTACGAAGACGAGCCACGCGGAAATGAGCCTACCTGTAGGGGCCTACTCTCCGTCCGGTTGATAAGAATACAGTGAGGTAAAAGGGAGAATCGGCAAACCTATCCCTTTCCCGCTATGGAGCGGTTGCACTGCTACAGTGTGTCAGGTTCTGACTTAACAAGAGCGGACACGATTATCTCGATCTCAAGGTGGTACCCTCCGCTGCGAGGGAGAATCGTGTCCGGATGCCATAACAATAGTGTGTTAGTTACTAATAAGATCCTATAGTACATAGGAGATTTTTTTCATTATGAATTTCGTGACCACAATAAAAATAATAAAGGTCCCTCATAATGACATCCAAGTTCATTCCAGAACTAAGCACCACATCCAAAGAAACAACTCCGTATGTCAACAACAAAGAAATGTTGGCAGCTATCACTCAATATCGTAAAGAATGTCGAGCAGCTAAGAGAGCTAAATTACCTAAACCAAAGATTCCTGATTCTATTGGTAAGCAAATTCAATTGATTGCTATTAATCTTTCTCATAAACCCAATTTCAGTCAATACACTTTCAAAGCAGACATGATTGGTGATGCTATTGAAAACTGTATTATGTATTTTGATAACTTTGATCCTAAGAAATCCAAGTATCCGTTTGCTTACTTTTCTAAGATTACTTTTTATGCGTTTGTTCGTAGAATTCAACGTGAAAAGAAACACCTCTACATCAAGTATAAAGCCACTCAACAAGCCGGTATCTTACATGATGCTGAATATAATGACGAAGACAATCCAGGTGAACAGTTCGAGTTATATGAGAACATCACCGATTTCATAGGAAAGTATGAAGAATCTCAAGAAAAAGCTAAGGCCAAGAAAGCACTTCCTAAAAAGAAAAAAGGATTAGAAATAGCCATGGAAAATGAACAACCTGAAATGGACACAATTAGCCAAATTGAATCTTTGTATGAGTGAAGACTACGATTTCGAAAGAGACTATTGGGGCAACTGCTGTAACACCTTCGATGAAGATCAGAAGCATTACGTGTACGCAAAGTACATGGACCTTCAACGTGATCATTATTCCTTTCCGGTTTATAATAAGATCATTCTAGATATCGGCGGTGGACCATCGTCAATGCTCTTAAAGACTAAGGGTTTAAAAGCTGGAACCGTTGTTGACCCTATTGCCTATCCACAATGGACGGTTGATCGATATAAATTGATGAACATTGACGTTCGTGTCATGCCTGGTGAAGATATTGCTGAGAAAGGTATAGCCCTGAGAGACTACGATGAAGTCTGGATCTACAATTGCATGCAGCATGCCATAGACCCTGAGAAAATTATTAAAAATGCTCTAGCATCTGCTCCAATTTTAAGACTATTTGAATGGATCGATGTTCCTGCTCACGACGGTCACCCTCATGAATTGACCGAAGCTAATCTTAATAAGTGGATAGGTGCCAAGGGTTCTACTGTGAAATTGGCCCAACAAGGTTGCTATGGTACTGCTTACTATGGAGTTTTCACTCAATTAAGCTTATAATAGGTGTATGTATCAATTCACATCATTAGAATCATTCATCACGCCAGCCCTTAAAGCCAGAGGCATAGATCGCATTTATGTGGTCAAGAATGTTGTTACTTTTGAGAAGGGTCATTCACCATACATGAATGAACAGGTCATGATTGATGGTCTAGTTAAGACATGTGTTGGAGTTGAAACTTTTGCTCTCACTAGAGTTCCTGATGGTGTACACATAGCTTTAGCAGTGAAAGAATGAAAATAATCCGCATTGGTGTCACTGGTGGACGCTACTATAAAAACAAAGAAAAAGTCTGGAAAGTTTTAAATCAGGCTTACAGTACTCTTGGCGACAGGATGTTCCTTGTGGTTGGGTGTGCTCCTGGTTTGGATCGATATGCTCGCTGGTGGGCAGACGAAAACCTCAAACCAGATATGCACAAAACATTTTATGCAGACTGGGATAATCTTGGTAAGGCAGCTGGGCATCGTCGTAACTATGCCATGTTACAAAGTGGTCTAGATATGTTGATTCAATTTCCTGGTGGTCCAGGGACCGCTAACATGCGAGAACATGTTGACGAATTCAACAAGCAATGTCCTTTGATGCCAATCAGGATTATGGAGATTACTGAATGAAAATAGCAATTCTTGGCGATACGCATTTTGGTTGCAGGAACGACAGTCAGCATTTCCATGAAAATTTTGCTAAATTCTATAAAGAAACTTTCTTCCCTACTATTGCAAAAATGGGTGTCCGTGAAATTATTCAAACCGGTGATTTGTTTGATCGTCGTAAGTTCATCAATTTTCAAAGTTTGAATCAAGCTCGTGAATACTTTTTTCATAGTATCTATGATCGAAATATGCACATGACTACTTACTTGGGTAATCACGATGTTTATTACAAGAACACATTACAGGTTAACTCACCAAGATTGTTGTTGTCCGATTACAAAAATTACATCAACATAATAGACAAACCTCAAACTATAAACATGTATGGTATACATATTGACTTCTTCCCATGGATCTGCCAAGAGAATGAACTTGCTACCAAGAAGTTGATAGCAACGTCGAAGGCTCAGATTGCCTTTGGTCATTTCGAATTGACTGGATTTGAAATGGATGCTGGTGTTCCTTGTATTGCCGGTATGGATCGTAACGATTTGAAAAAGTATGACATAGTCATTTCAGGTCATTTTCATCACCGCTCTTCTGATGGTCACATTTTTTATGTCGGATCTCCTTATGAGATGACATGGGCTGATTTTGATGACCCTCGTGGTTTTCACATCTTTGATACAGAAACTAGGTCATTAGAGTTCATAGAAAACCCACATAAAATGTTTTACAAGGTAGCTTACGATGACACTAATGAAAATATTGAAACAATTGATGCCAAGGACTATTCGGAATTCAAAAACAAATACGTCAAGGTAGTCGTTAAAAAGAAAAATAGTCACATGCTTTTTGATCGTTTTATCAATAATTTTTATGAACATGAACCGGCTGATCTGAACATTGTGGAAGATTTCACTGATTACAAGGTTGCAGAGAAATTGACCGAAGGTGTGGATCAGGCTGAGCAAACTCACGTATTATTGGAAAAGTATGTTGATGCAGTCGATATGGCATTGGATAAAACCAAAATGAAATCTGTTATGAGACAGATTTATGATAAGGCACAGAATGGTAATCTTTAAAGTAATTAGATGGATGAATCTGTTTTCAACAGGTAATGCCTGGAATGAAGTATGGCTCAACAAGAGTGCCACCACGTTGATTGTTGGAAAGAACGGTCATGGTAAATCAACTTTGCTCGATGCATTGACGTTTGCTTTGTTTGGTAAACCATTTCGCAATATCAATAAGCCAAATCTTGTCAACTCAATTAATGGTAAGGGTCTTAAAGTCGAACTTGAATTTTCTATTGGTCCCAAGTCATTCAAGATTATTCGTGGTATTGGACCGAATATATTTGAAGTCTATATCGACGGCGAATTACAGAAACAGGATGCAATCAGTGGTGACTACCAGAGTCATTTGGAAAACAACATCCTTAAGTTTAATCACAAGGCTTTCACTCAAATAGTGATCCTTGGATCTAAGAGTTTTGTTCCTTTCATGAAGTTGAAAAGTGCAGACCGTCGCAACATCATCGAGAATCTTTTGGATATAGAGATCTTTTCATCAATGAACAAAATAGCCAAATATC